TTAACCAACCGCGTTTCCCTTATCTTGGTTGGGGTTGGTGTTTTCTAACAAATCAATTATTTTTTGTTGTAAACGAGTTACTTCATTATTTAATTTCTGGTTCGTTTCAAATAGCGAAATGTATTTTTCTTTATAAGAATTGGCGGCACCATACTCGTCAGCAGGCTCTTCCACTCGTAACAATTTTTTTTCTTTTGGGTTTCCGGTAATTAGCCAGTGTAAATCAATATCGGGGTATTTGAGTAAAATTTCCGCTATTGCTTTTGAGCCTAAGTCACTTTCTTTAGATTTTCCTGTGAAATTACTATACTTCAACCCAACATTTCTGAAAAATATTTGTTTGTTAACTTCAAGATTATCAGCGAGTTGCAGCACTCTTTCTTTAATATTAGGTAAAATATTACTCATTTTATTTGTTTGTTAGGATAAATTTATCCTATATTTGCGTTAGTTAAACGTTAGTAAAGCGTTAGCAAGTTAAACAATAAAAATTAGTGTACAAACAAGAGTTTTCTATGATAACCAACAGTGAAAAATTAAAGTATAAAGTGTTTTTAGGACATAGATATACTTCTAAAATTCAAGAGGTTTTAAACGACAGGAAAGAATATGATGTTAACGGAAAGCCTTTTAAAAAAGGAATGATACGACAAGTGTTTAATGGTTTAACTGCTCATTCAGTTATTGAAAACGCCATTATTATAGCTGTTAATAAAGAAAAGAGAGCTATAAATAAATTAAAAAAAATGAAGTGTAAAATTTAGTTCTCTGCCGCTTTTAGTTAAAAATTGGGGGATTTTTTCTTTAAGCGGCTTTTAAAAATAAATAGTTAACCACGTTCTCAGTTACTGGCGAGTAAGCAAACACGCACTTTTCATATTATAAGCAATTTTTCGCCTCATCGCTCTAGGTGAGGCGTTTTAACAAAAAAAAGAAGAATGAAATGGCAAACAACGATATTGTTTTACTAAGTGATTTAATGGAGAGTTACAATGAACTGCTAGTAATTGTAACGGCACACTATGAGGTTAGTGTTAGTAAAGCATCAAAAGATAATCCTGCAAGGGTATCGATAGAAAAAGCCATTAAAAAAGCAATAAGCATAAAAAAATCCGTAGCGGTAACTACGGATGCAATTATTAATCATTAAATAGTTAAACGTCATGATTAACACAGGCAAAACTACAAATTTTAACGAACTCCCACAAGTTGCTGGGGTGTTACCAGGAGACCATAATATTGAGTTTTTTGGAGTTCGTAAAACAAAACAAGTATTGTGGATTCAAAACGGATCTACTCGTTATTTTAAAGATTTACCGATAGAATATTTCAATCTTTTAAAAGAAGCTTATTTAACAGATGAAGCAGCGGTTTCTTTTTTACAAAAAGTTACTACCAACGAAAACACACAAGTAGAGCTTTATACGTACTATATGTACGGAGATTTAGATTGTACTCCAGATATTGTAAACGGTAAGCTAGCCGAATCTGAAAACTTCCGAGATAAAAGAAACTGTCCGTCTTTACTTTGGAATTCTAAAAATATTAACATTAATAATGTTGTGCTTACGCCAAGGCAACTAATGATTATCGATTTAGTTGGGCAAAATTTACCCGATAAAGCAATTGCTGCAGCTTTAGATATTTCAATAAAAACTTTCGATTTCCATAAAAAAAAGCTTTTCAATTTACTTAGAGTTGATAGCAAAATGGACCTTTTAAAACTTAGTATTAAACATAAAATTGTTGCGTAATGAAAAATATAGAACAAGTACACGAGCATGTAATAAAAAAACTGAATAAATTAAATATAGATTTTGAAGAAGTAAGGATTAGTATAAATATCACTCCTAATGTAGTAGTATTCTCTATAGTTGTTTATGTAGAAGAATCGTTTGAATCTGTACTTTGTGTTAAAGACTCTGAAATAAAATTTTTAGTTAAAAAATTTGATTTCGAAGCTGATATAATTAATGAAAAACAGAAGAAATAATGAATACCTTACAATTATTAGCCTATTTACAAAAGGTTTACGATCAAAAGGAAGCTTTACTTAAAATGAAAGATTCTCCTGAGTATAAAGAAGATCAGTACAACCGATTAATGAATTATTATGATTACAAAATTCCAGAACTCCGAATGCGAATTGAAAAGAAAGATACCGAAGCACTCGCTAAATTCGATGCAGATAGAGCGAATGAGGTTACAATTACAGAAGGAATTGAGTACCTCTCTTGCGAGTAGGGTTTACAATGTAATTCATCCAGAAATTAAACGCAAAGCAAATAGGTATTTACAAGAGATTTTAAACAATCAACCACAAGAATATACCTATGAAGAAGTAAAAACAGTAAAAGATTATTATGAACACCATCTTAAAACACCTCTCGGTAACTCAAAATTGCACCGTATGCAAAAAAAGAATTGCTAAAAACGGGTTAATAGTAACTGTTCCTCAAAATTTTTCCATTGCTGATTTAACTACACAAGCAAAATTACAAATGCCACAGGCAAGCTGTAAAAAGCACCCTAAAGGAACGTCTGTGGCAAGTTTCACCTTTTATCACGAAGTATTATTTTAATATGAGCATACAACCAACATTACAAGAGCTAAAAGAAAAAATATTTGACGTAACAAATGGAGGTTTAGATATTATTACTTCAATATATCCGCAAGCTAATCTTCGTACACACTTTAAATTAAGAGATTCAGAAAAAACACCAAGCGCAACTTTAAAGAGGATGCCAGAAGGAGTATATATTTTAAATGATTGGGGCTCTTCTGGTAAGCCTAAAAACGCAATACAGTTGTATGCAAAATATCATGGTTTAGAGTTTTTTCAGGCGGTTTTACAATTAGCAACTAATTATCAAATACCTACAGGAACAACACAGGTAAAAAATGAAGCAAATTTTCGAAAAATTGATTTAAGTGAATGGGATAATGACAAAGAGTTTGATGAAACTAATTTTTGTTATGAAACAAAAGATTTTACTGAGTTTGAATTACAAACTTTAGGGCCTTTTGTCGATGAAAAAACGTGTAACAAATACAACTTGTTTTCTTTAGCATGGTATTCAGTAAAAAAAGAAGGTAAGATCACTATTGTAGAATCTACCGATAGTTTTCCTATGTACATATTTTGCTTTACTGATAATGGTAAAAAGTTTTATAAAATATTACAACCGAAAAGCGCCGATAAAAAGTTTCGTTTCTTTTGGAAAGGATCTAAACCTTCAGATTTTGTTGGTGGTTTGTCTGCTTTACAATCAGAATTTAGTTCAAGACAAGCACAATACGAAGCAGAACTTCAAGATGAAGCCAATAAAAACACTGCAAAACTAGAGAAAATTGACAAGGTGTTTTTATGCTCTGGTGAGAGAGATGCAATGAATATGGCTAGCTTAGGATATTTTGTTTTGTGGCTTAACTCTGAAACTGCTGAATTAACCGGAAAACAATTAAAAGACATTTACAACTGTGCTGATGAATTATATAATATACCAGATTTAGATGATACTGGTAAACGTGAAGGGTTTGCAACTGCAATGGCTCATTTAGATATAAAAACCATTTGGTTACCTAGCTATTTAAAGCAAAAAAAGGATTGGAGAGGAAACCCACGAAAGGATTTATGCGACTTTTTTGAGGTTAATCGTAGTCAGCCAAAATTTAAAGTTGCAAACAAGTTAAAAACCATGATTAAAACTGCATATCCAATGCGTTTTTGGGATACTGTAGTAAATGATAAAGGAAGAACAACACACACGCATAATAATGTTCACGCGCTTAATTTTTTATACAGAAATGGCTTTTGCAGATTAAACGTTGAAGAAGATAAAGACGGATTTAAGTTTGTTTATGTAAACGAGCACATTGTAAAAGAAATAAAATCTATTGAAGTAAAAGATTTTGTATACGGTTTTCTTGAAAAAAGAAATATAGAAACCGAAATACGTAACATGATGTACAACACTACTAGGTTAAGTGATAACCAAATAGCAGCGTTACCACGTGTTGATTTAGATTTTAAAAGTTTTGATCAAACCTCACAATTATTTTACTTCTCTAATCAGTTTTGGAAAATTACCAAACATGGTATTGAAGCTTTTACCAAAAACACGCATAACAAGTTTGTATGGCAGCAACAAATCATTGATCAAAAGGTTGAGAAACTGTACGCTAAAAAAATTGACAATCGTTGTGTAAAATTAGAGAGTCCATTTTTTAAGATTGCTAAAAACGGAGAGCATTACAGTATTGATGTATTAGAGAAAAATTGCGAGTTTTTAAACTTCTTAATTAATATTAGTCGCATTCATTGGAAAAAAGAACTTCAAGAAGGTTTTAAAAATGAAAGTGAACAACAAAACTACTGGAAAGAAAACCTTTTTAATATTTCTGGTGAAAGACTTACTGAAGAAGAAGTTTTAGAGCAGCAAGCTCATTTGGTAAACAAAATATTTACCATTGGGTATTTACTACACAGTTACAAACAAAGCAGTAAAGCATGGGCGGTTTATGCTATTGAAAACGATGTGGTTGATGATAACGAAAGTCATGGTGGTAGTGGTAAATCATTATTCTTAAAAGCACTTCAAATGATCTTAGACCAAAAGTATGTTGAAGCTCGTAACAATAGAATTTGGGAAGATAAGCACTTATTTGAAGGTGTTACCAAACATACTGGTTATGTGTTGTTTGATGATGCTAATAAAGATTTTAAATTCAACAACCTATATAGTTCAATTACGGGCCCTATGAACGTAAACCCGAAAAATAATCAACCCTATACTATACCGTTTAATGACGCTCCAAAGTTTGCAATTTCAAGTAACTACTCATTACGTGAAGCTGATCCATCAACAACCAGGCGTATTTTATTTACTGCAGTAAGCGATTATTACCACGCAGAAAGTGATATACATGCAACAAAAAGAGATCCGAAAGATGATTTTGGTCACGAGCTTTTTCGCCATTGGCCAGATGATCAGTTTAACAAAGTTTTTAACTTCTTTGCTCAGTGCGTTCAGTTTTATTTGAGTGTAGATGAAAAGATAAATCCGCCAATGAATAAAATCCGTTTACGTAACCTACAAGCAGAAATGGGTAGTACGTTTATTGATTGGGCAGATGATTATTTATTAAACAACCTTGATGTTGAGTTTTCTAAAAACTTTGCCTTAGAAGATTTAAAAACCAAAAAGCAAGCTTTACGAAACATTACTTCAACAACATTTGTTAAGAAAATAAAAGCTTGGTGTGAGTTTAACGGACACGTTTTTATGCCTAAAGAAAAAACTGCAGCATCCGGTAGAATTCAAAAAGTAAACGATGAAGGTAAAAAAGAAGATTACCTATTTATACAAAAAGCATTAGAACAAGGTATTGAAGACAATAGTGAAGACGATGTATTATTCTAAAAATTAAATTATGGGAGCGTTATCTATTAATCCAGAAATTAAAATTTCATTAACCTTAGTTCCAGCCGAAGCTAAGGATCTAAGAAACGTAAAGGCTAATATTCCGCAATCAGATGGAAGTTTTAAGACAAAGTACGAGCCAAGAGTTAATTTACCGTATTGGTTACGAAGTTTTCAAACTGGAGAGATAGAACCGAAGTGTTATTTCTTAGATGAAAATGCAAATCCGTTTGAGTTGAAAACATTTTTAGATGCTGGCAACATCTACATACATGAAGAGCATAAAAGAAGGTAAACAAATTACAAGAAACAATTACAAATAATTAAAAAGTAAGATTAGGTTATTATGGAAACACCAAACTACAATTTAGATGCTTTAAGTGATGTTGAAGCTGATAAAATAGTAAACAGACTTTTACTAATGGTTCATAAAAAAGATTCACTTTTCACTTGCATTAGCGATCATATTATATCTGAAATGATGATGCAAGATTTAATTGAGATTGATTTTGATAATGAAACCATGGAAGGAACAACCTTAACTGAAAAAGGTATGTTGAGATTGAGTAAATCATTAAACCAGTAATTAAACAAATAAGAAATGGAAACAAAAACTAACAGCATAGAGTTGCTACAAGAAAAATCAAATTTTGGAACAGATGTAATATTATTTAACGAAGTAAAATATACTGAGTTTACGAAGTATAATCTGATTCCTTTATTAGAAGAATTTTACAGAATAAAAATTGTAACAATGTTTACCATGAGAAAATTGGAAGATGGGACTATTTATACTCATGGTTTTAAAGACACTAAAGGATTATTGAAAGAGGTACAAAGTAAAAACACAATTTACATAGAGTTAAAATCTTGTGGAGACTTAATGAATAAAATTAATGAAGTGGAGAAGTTTTGCGCAAAATATTTACTCTTATCATAAAACCTGTAGATTTTGAAGAAGTTAAAAGTACTTAACGGACATGCAGGATTAGGTGGAAACCGAAAGCTTTGGCAAAATGTTGAAGTAACAGCGGTTGAACTTGATCCAAAAATCGCAAAAGTTTACCAGGACCTAAATCCGAATGATGAAGTTATAGTAGGTGATGTTGTTGAGCATTTATTGAATAATTATGAGAGTTACGATTTCATTTGGCTTTCTCCAACTTGTCAAGCAAATAGCAGAATGATAAGAAGTGGTAAAAACAGAAAGCCAAGATTACCCGATTTGAAGCTTTACGAGTTAAAACTATTCCTGGATCATAACTACAAAGGAAAGTATGTTATTGAGAATGTAATACCATACTACAAGCCAGTTATCGAACCAACGGCACAACTTGGTAGGTACTTGTTTTGGTCAAACTTTGAAATCAAAGATTTTCATGTAGAACAACCAAAGAACTTTATTAAAACAGGAACTGTTGCTGGATCATTAGAATTAAAAAAATGGCTCGGAATTAATTACGATGGTAATTTGTATTACAACGGAAATCATGATCCGTGTCAAGTATTAAGAAATTGCGTTCATCCCTTTTTAGGAAATCATGTGCTTGAATGCTTAAAGAATCAAATAACAAACTAATTGTAGGAATTATGAGTAATATTTTCAAAGCAAAAACAACCGATACTAACGAGTGGGTTTACGGTTACTTCGTAAAGTATCCAGATGGATTAACAGTTATCTATGTTCAAGATAAATGGGAGTCTTTTGAAGTTCATGAGGAAACAGTTAGTCGCTCAGTTGATGCTGTAGATATAAACGGAGATCCATTATTTGTTAATGATATGATTAATGATTTTGGAGGAGGCACAAGAGTACCCGATTTAAACCATCCAGATTATGATCCGCAAATGGCTTTTCCACCAACAAAAGTTTTGGGGGCAACCAAAAGAATAGGAATTATTGTTGAGGATGAAGGAAGAGTTTGTATTAAAACAAAGGAGATGTCTTACAATTATAACATTTCAAAAGCATCACCATTTAATAAGATGGAAAGGATAGGAAATATATATGACGATTATAAACCTACAAAAAGCGCACTATAAAACAGTAGTTACGATGACAAAAGAATATTTGATTAAAAAATATGAGAAAAAAAGAGATTTTGCTAAAAGTAAATCACATCTAAAAGATATGGTTGGAGCAACAATAGCTTATGATGAAATCATCAATGATTTAAAAAACCTGTAGAATATGGCAACAGCAAAAAGAATAAAGTTAACAACTTCAAATCCAGAAAAAAAGATTAATGAAGTTCTAGTAGAAAAGAAAATTACAAAAGGGAACTTAATTACGATAAGCGAAACAGAAGACTCTACCATTTTATGGTATTGGGAATACTAAACAACCTGTAGAAAACATGAAAATAATAATTAGTAGTGAAGCAGCTAAAAAGCTAACAAAAAAATTAAACAATCATTTTAAATCTGTTGTTCATCAACCAGTAACAATTGAATTTGAAATGCTTGATGAAAATGAATTGGATTTAAAAGTGTCTTCAGTTGAAGGTAAAATGATTTTTAACACATCAATTCAAAAAGTGTAGTAAAAATGAAGAGACTAATAACATTAATTCTGATAATAAATTTCTTTTCCTGTGAAAAGTATTACGAATCAGAAGTAAAACAAGAAAGCGGAATTGTAATAGCAAAACAGTTCCAAGGAGAAATAAACGAGACTGAACCAACTGTAGGGTTTTCTACAAGTGGAGATATGACTTTTGGTTCAGTTAGTATTCACGTTAAACAAAAATTCGATGTTGTTTTTAAATGCGACCATGGAAAAATATTCACAGTCAATGACCCAAATATTTATGCTAAAGTAAATGAAGGGCAAAGAGTTGTAATTGATTATACGGAAAAGTTAAACGAAAAAAACGAGGTAAAGGACTTTGTTTTTAAAGATGCAAACCCAGTAAAATAGTAGTAAAAACGAAACAAAATGAGTAAAACTATAAACATAGAAAAAGGCTACCCTTTCACTCCAGAAGAATTTTCAGAATTTTTACACAGTAATGATGAAACTTCATATAAGTGTACTAAACTATACATCCTAAAGGAAGAGGTAGAAGAGTTTAAAAAAGCTTGTCATAGGTCTATTGTTAGATATATTCCTGTAAGAGATTTTCATAAAGAAAAAGAAAAGAAAGATCACATCGATTTTTTTGTGGTGTACATAATGGAAGGTGATCTTTTTAGATTAGGGAGAATTTTAGGAAAATCATTAAAAGAGTAGGTTGACCAATACCTAAAATTGGTAAAGTTCTTTGACATGTTGTGGTAAGTTTTTAGCATGTGTGCAAAAAAAAGTTTATAAATATTTTGCGTATATGCAAAAAAGTGTTATTTTTGAAGTGTTATTATTAATCATTTAAAAATCCCGTGCAGGATAAAAAACTCGGCAAAATTTAAAATGAAAACTTTATCTCAAAAATTTCAATCTTTAGTTCAAGGAAGTCAATTTGTTGTTGGTACTCAACAAGTAGAAAGAGAATTAATAATGTCAGAAATTATTAACAATAATAAAGAAAGTTTATCTATCAGTATTGAAGGAGTTGTTATAAAATTAAATGCTAATTGGTCAATATCTAGAAAGTCAGTTAATTATTATTCTGATTTAACAAAAAAAGAATATATAGCTATTACAGGTAGTGAATTAGGATTAAAAAAGAATAAGACACCTTATATATCTATTCAAATGGATGGTAGAGTTGAAATTTTCGGAGGCGGAAATCACCGTCAAAGTATATCGAATTCAAGTATAATAATTTTATAAATGCAAAACATTCAAAATAACGAGCAGCATTGGAAGTTGCTCGTTTCACTTCTTAAAGAGATAGCAAGCTCAAAAGGTATTAAAGATTCAAAAATAGCTGAATTAACAGGATATTCTCCTAGTACAATAGGACGAATATTTAGATTAGATTTTTGTCCTAAACTTTCAATTTTTCTTGATATTATGAGAGTCTTAGAAGTTAACATCTTCTTTGAATCTAAAGATAGCGAGACAGATTTAAGTATTGCTTTTAATAAGGCAATGGATAAATTAGGGAGAAATCCAGATACAACAAGTCAGAATTAGAGTCATAATACATAAACTTACCACAAGAGCTTCAAATAGAGGCTCTTTTTTTATGTCAAAAATTTAAAAATAGAAGTTTAACTGATAGGTGTAGCCTATTAAAATAATTGTAAAATTTAAGATATGGGATTAAAAAACATACTAGAAGAATTTAATAACACTAAAGAACCTATGTTGAGTACAATCATAGAGTTTTTTGAAAACAACCCTGAGCCAATTTCTATATCAACGATACAAAGAGAGTTTGGTTTTGGGTACAGAAGAGCTACAAGAGCAAAAAAACAATTAAAGGAATCATTTAATCTGTAATTATGAAGATAACTAAGCACCATATTAAAAGTGAAAAAAAACTAATGATTGAGTTCAACGAATTATTTGGCTGGATAAGAATTTTGAGAATAGATTATTCAAAGTTTAAAGTAAGTTTTTACTCAATCCCATTTTAAAAACAGTAGGTTAGTTAGAAGGTAGCTTTTTTGAGAAAAATACTATTAAAAGGCAAATTAACACAAGCCCTGAAATCATAACAGTATTGTAAATAGATGACTTATTGAAAAATCCCAAGAAAATATCAAGAATAAAAGGGAAAACAAACAAGCTTATTACAAGTATGTAGATTATGTGTAAAGTTTTTTTCTCATTCATAAATCAAAGGTACAAAATTTAAAAATATAGTAGATAAAATGGCAGCAAAAACAACATACGAAGTAGTTAAAGAGGTTTTAGATAAACCTTTTAACGGTCATCCAAGTAGGAAAGACCATTTTGAAATAGAAAAACTAAAAGAGGCTATTTTGATTTTAGCGCAAGATGCCTCACAAGCAAGACAATTTTAAAACAGTAGATAATGAAAGTATTAATTGCATGTGAGGAAAGCCAGAATGTAATGGCAGCTTTCAGAAAAAAAGGTCATGAAGCATTTTCTTGTGATATAAAGGATTGCTCAGGAGATTATCCAGATTACCATATCAAAGGCGATGTGATGGAAGTTATTTCCGATGGTTGGGATTTGCTTATTGGTCACCCTCCGTGCACTTACTTGAGTTATGCTGGTACAAGACATTGGAATGCACCTGGAAGATTAGAGAAACGTTTAGAAGCTCTTGATTTCTTTGCAAAATTATGGGAAGCTCCTGTTGAAAGGATATGCTTAGAAAACCCTAAAGGATGTGCTTCTCCAACAATTGCTAAATATTCTCAAGAGATACAACCTTACTATTTCGGTGATCCATATATGAAAACAACTTGGCTTTGGTTAAAAAATCTTCCAAAGCTGGAATATAGTTTAAAACCAGATTTGTTCAATCCAGGACAAAAGCTGATTACGAAACCAGAACCAATTTACGTTGATGCAAACGGTAAGAAAAGACACTTTACTGAAGCACAAACAGGAGATAAAAACGGTGCAACAATCCGTAGTAAAACATTTAAAGGAATTGCAGCTGCTATGGCAGAGCAATGGGGATAACAAATTAAAATTTAATTGTAGAAATTATGAAGACTGTATTTATGATTGAAGCAACCATTTTGAAAGAAGTTGATGTTGCAATATTACCAGAAAAAGGAACTTTAATTGAAATTGAATGTGAACATTACACGGTATGGTTTAATACAATCAATTTAGATAAGAATAGAGTTGAAGTAGAAATTGTAAAAAACGAATTTTAATCAATCAGTAGTTAGCATGAAAACAGAATCAACAACAATAGGATGGGTAATATGTTCAGTGAATGGAACATTTATTTTAGAACATACATTTTCTAGGACTAGATCCGCAGCAATTAAAAAGTGGATGAGTTATTGGGACTCAAAACGAACTTCTTGGCGAAAGTTCAAAAAAGAAGGATACAAGTGTAAGAAGGCAAAACAAACAACAGAAATATTGTAGGTTACCCAGTACCTAAAACTGGAAAAGTTCTTTGACATTGTAGGGTAAATAAAATTGTATATTTACAAAAATAGAATTATGAATATAGTAACTGAAATTAAAGATCACGAAATATGGATTTGTATAATCTATGACAAAAAAAGACACGTAAGAAATACAAAAATACAAGGTTATGAGGGGGGCTCAATAACTAAGTTAGAGAAAGAAGGAGATTATATTGTTTATTCTTTAGATACTTTAAGGAAAAAAGAAGAAACTGAGAATGGTTTTAAGGTTGAATTCAATATAAGGCTTACTAATTATTTAGATTTTTTTATTTATAAGATGGTTAAATCTATTGTTATGGATAAAGATTTTAAAATGTTTAAAGTTCCAAAGGATTTTAAGAAGATTACGAAAGAGCAAACTAGAATTAAAATAAAATAAGAAAACTCAATTCTAAATACCCTACAACCACTTCAATTGAAGTGGTTTTTTATTGTCAAAAAAACAAATAATAAACAAAGTGTAATTAACCGATGCTAACGACATTGATTTCGTTAGCATTAAGATAGTAGTCACAATACAATTCCATACTTCTTTTTAACCCACGACAACGAAGTATTTACAATCGTTTTCTTATAATTATTAATAATACCAGTTACCACGTCAATCTGAGCTTTCGAGTTCAGATTGTTTGTTTTGATCCATTCTTTCAAAACACCTCTTCCAAACTCCTGGTTAATTTCAAATTGTAAGCAATCGCTAACAATGCCCTCGTTTATTTTTCTGAAAGGATTATTCTCTACAGAGCTTTTAAAATTCTCAAAAACAATTCTACCACGCTTTTTGCAAAGATCTTCAAGTAGTGTAACATTCATTATTTACGTTTTCTTTCCGTTCTGGTTAACATTTTAAAAAAGAATCGGTCACCAAAAACCACCAATTTTAAAAATTAAAACAAAAATACACAACCTCCCCGAAACCCCTCCTTTATTTTTCCTGCAAAAAAATTGTGATTCTGTGAATCGGGTATAAAGTCAGGGAGAATGCGGGGTTTATTAGTATATATTTTTTGTGATTTATATATTAATTCACAAAAAAAAATTGTGAATCACTAAATAATAAATATTAAAAAACAAAATCACAAAATTTAATTTTTATCATTCACAAAAAAAATATTCGTTTAAATCATTGTTAATCAATGTTTTAATTCCAATTCACAGAATCACAAAAAAAATATGGGATTTAAACAACTGTACAATTCACTTATTAGGTATAATAGTAGTTATTAAGATGGTTTTTGCAGATAGTTATAAAACCAGTCCTATTTTATCACTGCTCATCAAATTATATTTGATAAAAATTAAAAACCATGGCAAATAGCACACCAATCGAAATTTTTAAGGAGGTCCTTAAGACGGATAAAAAGAGAAACGCTACAGCAATGCAAAAAGTAATGTACAAAAACATTGATGAAACGGTAAAAAGTTTACAAAAAAACGGAGTTCGTTTGTTTGAAGTAGTTGATAAAGATAACAATATTAAAACACAGTATATTAAGTGTTTAGGCGGGAAAAATTATGAAAAAAAAGTAGTGAAACTGTAAGGGTTTCACTACTTTTTTAGCTATATTTATTTTGAATTCAACTGATTAAGAAATGACAGAAACTGTAACTCTCAACATCCCTCTAAAATCTTATTTGAAAAAGTATCTACAAAATAAATATGGTTCAGTTCATATTGCCTCCAGGTCTTCTTGGTTAGGGGCTTATGTAATTGATATTTTAGATCGCGAGTACCGAAAATCAAACGTAACGATTAAGAAGGAAGATTTTTTTCCTGTTGCTATTCCTTATTCAATAGTGTGTGATGTTGGTTTTTCGGTAAGTAAAGCTAAACTAACACGCCTAGAGGTTATGATTAGAAAGGTTTTTTATAATGACTTGTATAGTTATATTGAAATTTCGAGAGATAACGAGTTAAAAGTGTATAATGAAGAACATGATTCTATCATAAAGCAAAATGCACTTATAGCAATTAATCAGTATTTGAGCTTTTTTGATATTACTGAAGATGAGTTAAGTGCAGACTCGGTTTACCGTCAATATTCGAGATACAAAAAGGACAAAAAGGAAAACGCCTTAAAAGAACAACCCGTTTAAGCCCTTTATTTATAAGGGGTGTAGACTAGGACAAAATTTCAGAATCTTTTTTTTGTCCTAAAATTTTTAATTTATGACAACAATAAATCCATCAGAAATAGAACAAACAGGCGGTTGGTTTAATGCTCAAATTATTCCAATTGATGAAATTGTTAGTTCTCCAGAAGTATTAACGAATAACAATGCGAGTTCTATTATTATACAACCATCGGCAGATGGTTTAGATGTTGTGCCAATTTCTGAGAATATTACGATATCAGAAAGTACACGCACAAATAAAGATGGTACCTACTATGATATTAGACTGCAAATAGAATTTCCTATTCAATTAAAAGAAATTGATACGTACTTTAATAATTACCTACATAAAGGAGTTGCTTTAATTGGAATTAAATCTTCTGGGCAACAAAAATTGTACGGTTCAAAACGTTTTCCGTTAGAGTTTTCTTACGAGCATATTAACGGAAAAAAACTACAAGACGGTGCTTTAATTCGAGTGAATGTAAGTGGTAAAATACCGCAAAAACCTGTGTATATCAACGATTAAGAGGGGTTTAAAAATAGTGTCCTATTTTAAAATTTAGTGTAAAACTAAGTTTGTAATGTGCAAAAAGCATATTACAATGAGTAACAACTTACATTCTTTATTCTCTGGAGCATTTTACATTAATGAAATGTATGGTATATCTTGTTTACCTACACTTTATAGATCAATAGTAAATAATACTGTTGAAGAAAAATCTAGAGAAACTTTAATAGAAGAGATTACAAACCAATCAACCTCTCAAAATCCTAGTACAAAAGGTAGAGTGGTTGTTATTAATTTTAAACAACCTGTTGTTAAATATGATTATGGTAGTTGGTTAGGTACTCAAACTTACATTGCTATTTTAGAATCGTTTAAAAACGATTCAACTGTTACAGGTGTTGTATTAGATTCAGATACTGGTGGTGGGCAAGTTTACGGTACTGGTGAGTTTTATGATTACATATTAAATTATCCAAAACCTATTGTTACATACACAAATGGGTATTTATGCTCAGGAGGTTACTACTTTGCTGCTGCAACAAAATATATTGTTGCTAACAAAAGAGCTGATGCAATTGGTTCAATCGGAGCTTATTCTACAATAATAGATTCAAATGGTATTTGGGAGCACTTCGGAGCAAAAGTACATGTAATGTATGCATCTAAATCAAAGGGTAAAAACTCTGAATACCGAGAGGTTATTGAAAATTCTAATTACGAGCCTTACATAAAAAATCAACTAGATCCTATTGTAGAAACTTTTCATAAGGATATGAAGGCTGCTCGCCCGCAATTATCAGAAGAAGTTTTTGATGGTTCTACATGGACAGGGGCAAACTCTTTAAGTCTAGGATTAATAGACGAAATCGGAACACTACAAACTGCTATTGATAAGGTATTTGAATTATCAAAAGCAACTAATAATTCAAACAATAATTCAAACAATCAAAACATGGCAAGATTAAATGTACCTAATCTGGAAGATATTATTGGTGAGAGTTTTTCTGAAGGGGAAAATGAAACAGGAGTTTTACTTACCGATGAGCAAGTACAAGCAATTGAACAACATTTGCAAGAAAATGCAACTGCTTTAAATGATGCGGAAACTACTGCAACCGCATTACAAACTGCTACTGAAGAGGCTACTAATGTAACCAACGCAGTACAAACTGCTTTGGCAGAGGCAGAAGTAGACAACGCAACAGAAATGAGCAATGTGCAAGGTGTAGAAGCCTTAGCTGCTTTAGTTGCAGAATATGGTAGTAATGATGGTGGCTCAACCACTAAGACAATTGCAACTACCGAAGGAGAAGGAGAAAACGTAAACATTGTTGGAGGTATTGACATATCTGCAGCTTTAAATAATTAACCTTTTAAAATAACTTACAATGTCAATAACAACAACAGATTTAAAAGCTCAATTTGGAGCTCATTACATTCCTGAAGGACAAAACGAAAGTCGATTGTTATCGGCTTTACGTCAAAAAACTGTTACTACAACGTATGCAAAACCTCTTATTTATGATGGTGATACATACAGATTTTCAAATGTAGTTTTAGGAGAAATTGTTCAGCAATTTCAAAAGAAATTCACACCAAAAGGTGATATTGAATTCAAACCTAACGAAATTGTTTTAAGAAATATTAAGATTGATTTGTCATTATATCCAGACGATGTAAAGGCATCTTGGTTAGGTTTCTTAGAAAGTGTAAATGAGCAAGACCGTGCAAAATGGCCTATCGTTCGTTACATGATTGAAAACGAGGTAATTCCTCAATTAAAAAGTGACTTAGAAACTAAAGGTTACTTTAAAGGATCTTACGTTGCACCAACTGATGGCGTTGCAGGAACTACTGCAGGTGCTATTGATGGGGTTAAAAAGTTATTAGATGCTGGTATTGCTGATTCGTCAATGCAAAATGTAGCATTATCTGCTGCTGTAACTGCATCAAATGCCTTTGATTTAGTAGAAGAGTTCGTTGATAACTTCGATTCTTTATTAGATGGAGTTAAGATGCGTGTTTATATGGATCCGAAAATTTTACGTTGGTACCATAGAGACAAGCGTAATACTCACGGAACTGATGTGAATTACAATCCTGATAAGCCTGTGGTTGATTTTACGAATGTTGAGTTAGTTGGTTTACCATCTATGGCAGGAGAAAATTATTTATGGGCTACACCAGTTGATAACTTCTTATACATTAGAAGAGTAAACGGTATGAAAAAGCCAAAGGTTGAAGAGAGCAAGCGTGAAGTTTTCTTAATGACTGATTGGTGGGAAGGTTTAGGATTCGGACACAACGAATTGGTATATGTATCAACTTGGGTATAACCTTTAAAAACATTACTTAAAAATGGCAAAACAAACTAAAAAAGCTTCAGCAGGTACAACTGCTGAAGTTAACGATAACAAAGCTTTATTAGAAGCTAAAGATGCTACCATTGCTGAATTAAAAGAAGAAGTAGTTAAAAAAGATGCTGCTATTGAAAATGCAGTGAAGGAACAAGTAGCTAAAAAGGATTCTGAAATCACAGAGTTAAAAGAACAATTAGCTGGTAAAGATGAAGAGTTAGCTAAAAAAGATGAAGCGATTGCTACTTTAACCGAGCAGTTAGAAGAAGCAAAAGGAACGCCAACTGGAAACGATAAACCTTCTTATAAAGGATATCAGTTTTTAGTAGATGCCTTTAAATTTAAAGGTAACAAGCATACAGCAGAAGACGCGGTTAAGAATCCTGCTTTAATGAAGGAGTTAATCGATGCGAAATTTTCATCACTTAAAAAAGTAAAGTAAGATGAGTATTAAAATAGAAAACATTGGTGGAGCAACCAGTGAAGTATCTGGAGGGTTTTCTCATACAGAAGTGTATGTTGCCTTGTTAGAAAATTTTACTGCGTTAACTGAGCCAAAAGAACGCGATGGAGCATCACCTGCTGCATCTTTAGCAGAATTAGTTACTATTGATACACCACATACTTTTGAAGTAGGTTTTGGTTTTACAAAAATTAAAGCTATTAGAGAGTCGGTTGGTTTAGAAACAACACAAATTGGTGATGTAACTAAGTCTCCTGTGCAAGAAAATAAATTGACCCTTCAAATGTTAGGTTCAGAAGCTGAAATTCTTGGTTTTAAACGTTGGGCAAAAGGTAGAGACCTTGTTGTACTAGCTACTGAGTTTGAAAGCGGTAATTTACGTCAAATTGGTTCGGCTAAATTTGGAGGTAAGTTAATAGAATCGAGCAGTAAAATTGAAGCAGCTTTAGAAGGTGAAAATACCACTACTTTAGTTTTTCAAGACAAACAAAAATACGATGCCCCTATCTACACGGGAACGATTGAAATTCAACCTGCTGCGTAATACTTTATTCGTAATTTTTGATTTAATTAGTAAACCACCCAGATCTGGGTGGTTTTTTGTTTTAGTTGAAAAATAGTCTTTGAAATTCAGTGCTATCAATTTCTTTTGGAATTAAGTATGGGTTTAATTCCAAAGCACCGCATATTTTTAAATAAGTAGTTAGTAACATTTCTGTTTCTTTTTTGAAATTTCTTACTAAGGTGCTTTCAGACACACCTATCATTTCAGATAATTTCTTTTGTGTAATTTTTTTCTCCTTCATTCTATCTTTAAAATACTTAAAAATAAAATCGCTACCAATATTTGCTGAATTATTGTAATTTTGCATTGATTAATGTTTTTAGTTAAATATTAATTATTGACAATTTAAAAGCCCTCGATTGAGGGCTTTTTTTATACTCTATAATAATCATCAGACTTTAAGAATTGTTTCCAATCATTTTCAGTATTCATTTCTTCATGGTTAAACTCTTCTTGACTCATTGTATAAGTTCTGTATTTGTTGTTCAATTTACCGTCAATATAAGTTCTTATTGTGAATGTTCTTTTTGAATAATTTGGAGTTACTTTGATTGTTTCGTTTAAAGTGATCATAATGTTTAAATTTTTAATGTTAATATTAATTATTGACACTTCAAAGATACAATATATTTGCATATATGCAAATAAAAATATGTTAAAATTTGCATTTGTGCGTATTTTTTTAATTTTCTTCTTGCAATAGATAGCTGTCCTATTCTAAAATATTGACAATTGCCACTTTTACACTATGAAAGTAAATGAGTGGTTTAATAACGGACAAGAGTATAAAGAGGGAATATTACTGTATAGCTCCTTACAAGGTGCTAAACATAATTTGGTGCGGTTATTTTTTAAAAAACAATCGTTAGCCAACGAACAAAAGTTAGCTTATGAGCTTTCTAAATACAAAGAAGAAATTGCTGTTGAGCATGAAGTTGTCCAGGAGTCAACTATTCCTGTAAATGTTCCGAAGGCTAAAGTTGTTATTCCAGATGCTTACCAATCGAAAACACAGTTTTTTTATAGATTAAACGAGTTACCTACTTCATTGCACGAAAAGGCACGTACGCAACGTGATTTGTTTCAGAAGGCAATTTCTTTAAAGCTTCAATTAAACGAGTTTCACGATCTTGAAGAAGCCAAGGCGCTTAAACTGTGTATTGAGATAGAAAATACTTTTGATGAGATAGATGCTATTCAGAAGATTTTAAAACACTACGTGGACCACAAAGTAGTGTTGGATATAGAAGAGCAAAACTTTAGCAACTTAACGCCTGCACAATTGCTGTTACGAGTAAAGAGTAAACGAGAAGGGAGAAGTAAGCAGCGTGCTAGGGTTAAAAAACTTACCGAGGAATTAGGACAAAATTTGTCCAAAAGTCAACGAACCAAAAAAGAAATAGCCTTAGAAAAGGCAGAGGCAAAAGTATTGGTGTTTGATCAAGATATAATTGAGTTGAATAAATTGATAAATAAAGAGTAGTTGTATGGAAAATGGTATTGAATTACAAAAAGGTAGAGATACATCGTTTGACAAGATTTTTGCTTACTACTTAAACCCAGATAAATATACTCTTACACCCAAGCAAGAAGAAATTAAAGAAAGGTGGTTGGCTGCTTGGACTTTACGACTTAAAAAAAAATCTCCTACAAAAGTTGCTAAAATACTTCAAGAAACATACAAAGAACAAAATCTTTCAAGAGCTCAAGCTTTTAGAGATGTTCAAAATGCTGAAAAACTTTACGGTAATGTTATAAATGCTGATAGGGTTGGTAGAATGGCAATTCATTACGAATATGCGTTAGAGGCTTATAAAAAAGCTTTAAAGGCAGGCGATTATAAAGCGGCTAAAGGTTTCTTGTCTGAAATGCGTGAGTCGTTACCATTTGAAGATAGCCCACAATTCAATCCAGAAAAATTAGAAAACAAACCAGTTAAATTTTACGTAGATAAAGCTGTGGAACTTGCTATTGCAAAACAGTTAGATGCAGGGGTTTTAGATTTTAATAATTTAGAGGTAGAAGATATATCTCACGAAGAATTAGATAATGAGTAAGTTTTTAAAAGTAGTTTTAAATGCGGCTCAATTAGCTGCTGTTATTGCTGTAACGGTTCTTAAAAAAACAAAGATTTACCTAGAGTGGGGGCGTGGTACGGGTAAATCTTTTATTCTAGCTTTTTTTATGAAGCAAATGGTAAAGCAAATGCCAGGAGCTTCTTTTGCGTTGGTTGGTTCTACGTATCAACAAATACTTTCCAGAACTTTACCTTCTACCAAGAAAGGGTTACGATTACTCGGTTTATATGAAGGTGTTGATTATGTAGTTGGGAAAAATGGTAAAAGCCTTGGTTTTAAAGAGCCAATTTATCAACCTGATAAATGGAATAATATTATCCATTTTAGTAATGGTGCTGTTTTTCAACTGGTATCTTTAGATCATCCTGATAGTGGTAGGGGGTTAAATGCGTTCGGTATAGTAGCGGACGAAGCTGCGTTACTTGATCCTGTTAAGCTTTACAACAATGTAAAAACGACCAATAGAGCTGTTGAAGAGCAGTTTAAAAAATGCTCAATGTTAGGTATTCAGGTGTACGCTTCATCTACACCAATATCAAAAAAAGGTAAGTGGTTTACTGATATGGAAGCGGTTGCAAAGCGTAATCCTAAAGAGTACGCATTTATTAAGGCTTCTGCGTTAATCAATAAATTAAATCTTAGAAAGGGTTGGTTTAAAGAGATGAAGGATGAAAGTCCTTCTGATTTAATTTATAATGCTGAGATTTTGAATATTCGTCCAAAGGAAATCCAAAACGGATTTTATCTTCAGCTTAAACCAGAAAGACACTATTACATTAATTACAATAATGATTACTTAGAGAGTATAACTGCTGATTATACTGTTAATAGTTTTAACTGTAAACAAGATAACGATGTTGTAAGCTCACGACCTTTGATTTTATCAATAGACTGGGGAACGTTTATATCTGCGGTTGTAAGTCAAAACTTACCACAGGAATATAGAGTGTTAAAACAATTTTGGGCAACACAATCGGGAAGCTCGCAAGATCATGAGGACCTTATAAATGATTTTGATGAATACTATAAACCGTTACACAATAGAGTAATTCACCTGTATTATGGGCATGATGGTAATACCATAAGAAAAGGTACAAACGAAACGTATGGTGATGAGATGGTAAGAATATTAAAAGCTAAAGGATGGACGGTGTATGACAAGAGTAAACACAAAGCTGTGGCTCCACATAACGACAAGTACATACTGATTAACATGATGTTGAAGGAGAGTTCTTCTCGATTTAAACCGATTAGAATTAACGAGCAGAATTGTCCTGATCTTACTATTAGTTTAGAGCGAGCCGAAGCAGCAGAAGGTAAGAATGGAATACAAAAAGTTAAGAAGGATGAGCGCAATGCATCTATGAAGCAGCAGCATACAACTCACTTGTCTGATGCGTTCGATATACCTGTGTACTCGCTATTCAAATCAAAACTAAAGAAAGACGTTGACTCACTCGACTTGCCAACCGTGATTGGATAATTTACAAACCAAAATTTCATATTTCCTAAACTTTCAATAATGGCAATTGTCAAACTTGAAAGGATGCGGCGTGCCAAATCGCCCGAAAAATAGATTTTTAAATATGAAAAATAAACTTAAAAAACTGTAAGTCAACTTCTTAAGTTTTTAAAAATGAGATTTTTAACTAAAAACAGCTATAAATTATATAGTTTTTGAGATAGTTACCGTAGTTTTTTATTGAAAAGCGGTTGTAAATCTAGTTTTTGTATCAAAAAAAATGCTGTCCTATTTTAAAACTCGTAGTTGAGCGAATTTTGAAATATGGAAAAAACAATATCATTAAAAGAAGCTTTAGCGATTGTTGATGCAGTTGATGAAAAAGGAAGACCACTTCTTTTTGATATTACTTTCCGTACGTTACAACGAAATTCTAAAACAGGTGGCAAGCTTTACACTTATAACCAAGTGGTAAAATATCGCAAGTTAAAAAGTGATAACCCTAATTATTTAAAGCAGGTGCAAACGCAAGTTAAAAGACACCGCAACCCGAATCATTTTGCAAACCGAACACGTAACCTTGAGTTACAAAATGGTGATATAAAAACAGTTCATATACGATTAATTATAACCGTTAATGGCTTAAAAGTTATTTATTAATGAGTACTCAATTTTATGGCGATTTTGCTATTACAGGAGGTAATGTAAAAGCTGCAGTAGCCTTTTCTAAAAATAAAAACGAAGCAACCGTTACAAGTGTTTCTTTAAGCGCTGAACACGAAAACGGAAAAGTTGCTGCTTGGGGAGTAAACAACGATTTTCCGCAGCAATTTTTAAAGAAAATTAAACCTGCTGGAGTTTTACGATCTGGTATTCGTACAAATATTGCAGCTCATTACGGTTCTGGTTTTGTTTTAGCAGAAGAAACCTTTGAAAATGATAAACGAAAAGTTGTACCAAAAAGTATTCGTCAATATCCGGATATACATGAGTTTTTTGTTAGAAACCAAATGAAAAGGTTTCATAAAGAAATTATTACCGATTTAGAAAATTTCGCATTGGCGGTGCCTGAGTATGTGCTTTCAAACGATTTTAAAAAAATTAACAGAGTTAAGCGACAAAAAACTGCTGATTTCCGCTATGAAATAATGAATGAAGCAACAGGTTTGATTGAAAACGGATATCTATCTACCAAATGGGCTGAAGGTGTAGATGTTGCTTCAAAGTTTGTTTCAAAAGTTCCTTTAATAGATAGTTATTGGAGCGCTGAAGAAGTAAAAGAATATTGTAAGAAAAATAAAATCAGGAATTTTATGCGTCCAGCTTATTATCCGTTGTTAAATGAAAGTTATTATCCAGATCCTGAGCTACATTCAATTGAAAGTAGCGGATGGTTAGATATTATTAATTCTATTCCGAAATTCAAAAAAGCGTTTTTAGAAGAAAAGGCAAATATCAATTACCATATTGAAGTTTACGAAGAATATTTTGAGAGAAAATACAAAGATGACTGGCAAGGTTTTACTCCAGAAAAACGCAAAGAAATTCAAGAAGAATTTGTACAAGAATTAGATGCTGCCTTAAGAGGTGCCGACAAAGGTGGCGCTTCTTTAATGTCAATCATGTATAAAGATGAAAACGGAACTCCGCAACCTGGATTAAAAATTACAGATGTTTCTGCAAAAGATACTGACGGAAAATACTTGGATGATACAGCGGCAGGTATTCAAGCAGCTTTATCAGCAGCGAATGTTGATCCTTCAATAATTGGCGCAGGAATACCAGGAGCTAACCTTGGCGCAGGGAGCGGAAGCGATAAACGTGAAGGTTGGTTAATTAAATCAGCAATGAAATATATTGATCGTGAAACTACTTTAGAGCCTTTCGAATTTATTCAGCAATACAATGGGTGGCCACCAGAGTTAATTGGCGGATTTGAAAACACCGTTTTAACCACCTTAGACAAAAACCCAACAGGAACACAAAAAGCAGCACAGTTATGATAATTAAAGACACCGCAACCTTACGCAAGTATTTATCAATTAACGGTTCTGTTGATTATGATAATCTTGCTCCTTATATAAGAAAAGCCGAGCGCATTTTTTTAAAACCTGTTATTGGAAAAGCGCAATTAACTGTTTTTGAAAACGATAATATTACCGATGAAATTGTAAAAGAAGCGCAAGAAATTGCGCAAGAGGTAGTTGCAAATTACGCTTACTTCTTATACCTACCAATTGGTGCTGTGCAAGTTTCTGATAACGGAATTCACGTTGTTGAAAACGAACATACAAAATCGGCATCCGATAAGCAGTTTAAAGAATTGCAACGCTCGTTTATAAAATCGGCACACGAGGCGTTGGACGAGTTACTGTCGTTCATGGAAGTAAGCGCTGATAAATTTATCGAATGGTTTAACAGCGAGTACCTAACAATTTACAAGGATTTGTTGGTACACAAAACCGATATTTTTAACGAGTATTATTACATTTTTAACTCTCGCCAAACCTTTATAGCGTTAAAGCCAACGATTAGAGTTGTAGAAGATCGCTTTATAAAATCGCCTATTGGTTTTGAGTTGTTAGAAGACTTAAAAAACAACCAAACCGATGCACAACGTAAAGAGGTAAAAAAACTGTTACAGCAATCTGTTGTAGCGTTTACCGTAATGCTTACGGTTGAAAACGGAATGTTTGTGTTGGATGCTAAAGGAATGCACATGCGTTTTGATGTATTGCCTTACGAAAAAACCATTACGAACGTAAACTTAAAAATTAACGACTTTTTGTTACGAACGAAAGACAATAAGAAAATTGAAGGTGAGGAGTATTTAAAAATGGCGATGAAAATTATAAAAGAGAACCCCGATAAATTTCCAGAATACACCGAAAAGGAAGCTACAGGAAGCATCAGTTTAACAAAAACAAAGTCGATAGTAGGGCTGTAAAAAGCTGTCCTATTTTAAGGAAGTAAACAGTAAGATATTTGAATTATGAAAAAATTTATTTTGAAATTACTGAAAGCTGATATTCCGTTATGGTTCATTTTGGTAACTCAAATCATAGCTTACTTTATTAAACAATTTTTTCAACTATGATACGATTTTTCAGCAATTTAAAACAGGGAGTAACAAGAGTGATAGCATTTTTTAAATGCGACTCTGAAACAATAACATGCGACCGAGAGGATATAACTTGTGATATAGATTAATATGACTTTTAACGAAACAATAAATACAGGTACAACGCCAGGAGACGGAAAAGGATCGGGTTTACGCACAAATATGCGTAAGCTTATTGAGAATGATAATTATTTGAAGCAGCAGGTTGAAGATTTGAATGGGAATACGCCTGGAGTTGTAAGCTCAAATAATGTAACTGTTTTAACTCCATTGGATGCTATAAAATCTTTAGGAGGGAGTAGTTCAGTTGGCTCTATAAAAATTACTTTACCTCAATTATGGACTGCAACAATGATTAAAATATTTATTGAGGTGTATGATTTTGAAACAAATGAATCATTTAGTTTTATTGTGGCAGGATATAATATGAATTCTGAGTATAAATGGCAGAAGACATCTGTTCAAATTATAGCTTCTTCATCTTCCAAAAATTATACAGTGAGATTTGGAAATAATGCAACCAATTCCTGTATTTATTTAGGAGAGTTAAACACTACTTGGTCTTATTTGAAAGTGTCTGTTTTAAAAGGAATGTTTTGTCATAATAATATAACTCCCGAAAAATGGCTTACAGGTTGGAATATCTCTTTGGAAACAACTGCTTTTGAAAATGTAACTCAAACACACACTAACAATTTACCAGTAGCACAATAATTATATTATCATGAAACTAATTTTAAAAAACAGCAATTATGTACATCCTGTAACAGGAGAAATTTTTAATAATGTTTTTGTATCTGAAGGAGAGTTTTCGGACATCCCTCTTTTACAAAAATTAAAAATTTCATTATGGTTATGTCAAACCTATACTGATGTTAAGTTTAATAATATAGAAGGTGTTTTGCAACCAGTAGAGATTGAAAAAGTAAGAGTTTTAGATGCCGATATTTTAGAGTTTACATCAAAAAGTGAGATTCCTACCTATGTGACTATTGGTTCAGAAACTAAAGATTTATTTGCTCACTTAGATGCAGGAGGAACTTTGGAAGGAACAGAACCAATTGAGGTTGGTTACCCTAATTATACTTCTATTCAAAAATATTTATTGAAAGATGATATAGGTGATGAATTAGTATTCAATCCTACGCTTGATACACTTGGGTTAAAAATAGCTAAAGAATTTATTTTAACAAGATGGAAGCTTAATGGTGAACCATTAGGTGTTCAATTCAAATTTGAAGAGTTATGATTAAATCAATTTTAGATTACATAACACCTGCACACGATAAGTTAAAGCACAATTGGCAGTTTAGCGCCTTGTTTTATGGCTTGTTACTTATAACCTATGTGTTTATACTTTTTAGTGTACAATTATCGCCTTGGTGGGCATATTTCATTACTGTTTTTGTAGCAGCGTTTAAAGAAGTGGTTTGGGATTGGTTACTGGGTAATGGAACGCCAGAACTAAAAGACTTTTTAGCTTCAATATTTTATCCAACTCTTACTATGTTAACGATATACATATACTAATGAAAACAAAATTAATCTTCTATTTTTCTTCTTTTGCTATGGGCGGAATTCTTTCAGAGCTGTTAGGTGATATTATCGCAGCCAAATATCAATTTATAGCGGTATTAGCTGTTGTATTACTAGATTCTTTTTTCGGAATAGCAAAAGCGTTAAAACAAGGTAATTTTGAAACAAAAAGGAGTTTTAAAGCTGTATTTATGTTGGGTGCTTTTTGGGCATTACTAGCTACAGTTTTATCTATAGAAAAAGGCTTTCCGTTTGCGAATTTTTTATCCGAAGCAATTCTACTACCTATTTTATTATTTCAGTTGATTAGTACGCTAAAAAATATGCAATTAGTGGGGTTAATTAGTAATGCAACATTAACAAAAATATTGTCTAACATAGATAAACACAAGGAGTAATGAAATCACCACTACAACCAATAATAACAAGAGGAAAAGATGCAACTGGTAACGGTTGGTATGGCGCTCGTCGTGGCAATAGAAAACACGAAGGTGTAGATTTTGTAGGTGTTCCTGGGCAAAAAGTTTTTGCCTGTGTTGATGGGCGTGTGCGTATAGGTAATGTGTACGCTTACTCTACAAAAATGAAATTGGTTGAGCTAAAAAACAACACTTATAAAGTAAAGCAAATGTACGTGCAGCCTACTGTAAAAAACGGACAAATGGTTAAAGCAGGTGATGTTATCGGTACGTTACAAGATGTTGCAACCTTCCATGGTTCTAATAACATGAAACCGCATTGTCATGTAGGTGTTTGGAAGCATGGTTTATTAACTGATCCAGAACCATTAATAATTCCTTGCTCATGTTTAAACGTATAACCCTTGTTTTAGTAATACTATTTTTTTCTTCTTGTGTAGGATCCAAAAAAATAGTTGAGGAGTCAACTATTAAAAAGCAAACCGAAAAAAAGGAAGTTAAAAAAGACAGTTCTAACGTGATTGAAAAAAACGGAGCGATTCAAGACAAAGTAATTACTCCTGTAGCATCAACAGGTAATGACGAAACTGATAAAAAAATTGATGAGATTTTATCCAAACTAAACACAACAAAAAAAAGTGGTTCAAACAGTTATCGACAGTATTATGATACCGAAACTCGTCAATTAATTACAGATTTTTTAGTGGCACAAACCCAAAACCAAAAAACCGTAACCAATAACGAAAGTACAAGCGAAACAACATTAGAAGAACAAATAAATAGTTACGTGTATAAACGCATTACCACAATGCCATGGTACTTGTGGGTGGTAATTTATTTTTTATTGCTCGACACCAAAGTAGTATCATTATTAGCAAATTTTATTCCTGGACTAAAAGGAGCAACCAGCATCTTAGCAATATTTAAACGTAAATGAAATTAAACATAACCATACCAAACGAGTGGAACGACCTTACAACACGTCAGCAAAAAAAGATTGCTGTTTTGTTGCATTCGGCTATTTCGGGTGTCGTGTTCGATTATAAGTTGTTTAAAATTTTAATGAATGTACGTTGGTGGCAATTTTTTAAGTACCGTAAATTTTTAAAAGTTACCCGAAGCGCACTTTTTGAAGACTTAAAAGAACATTACAGTTGGGTGTACACCGATTTAAGCTTAACCTCTTTTATACCTAGATTAAAAAAGAAATATATAGCTCCTGCAGATAGATTAACCAATTTTACCGTTGATGAGTTTGCGCATACCGAAGACTTATTTTTAACATGGTACAAAACCAACGATTTTGAAGCCTTACATTATTTAGCAGCTATTTTGTATCGAGAAAATAACGACCTAGGTAAAAGAGCTGAATTTGATAAAAACGAACTAGAAAAAAGAGCAAAGCTATTTTCTAAACTAAACAAAAGTACGTTGTTGGCTATTGCGTTAAGCTACCAAGGTTGTAAGCTATACATTACCCGAAAGTTTCCGTTAATTTTTCCTACTGAATCAAAGAAAAAAAGCAAGAAAAACAAACTGCCTGATACCAGTGGATTCGGTAAATTAATCTTGCATTTTTCAGGACAAAAATTCGGAACGTATAACGAAACCAAAAACACCAATTTGTACACGTTTTTAAGTGATTTTGAAGAACAACTAAAAAGTAAACCGTATGCCTAATATTTCCTTTTTAACTATTGTAAATTATTTAGAAGCGTTGTCTGAAAACCATGCAGACGTTAAAGAGCATTTCAGATGGAATGTTAACGAGGTTACAGGGGCAATTCGTAGCGGTATTGAATTACCATTAGCACTTATAGATACTGTTGAAACGCAAAGCTCTGGTAGTAACAATACGCCTTTAATTCATAACAATACAACCGCATTTACAGTAGTTGGTAAACCAAACACCAAAACAGGAAATTTAGACGACTACGAAGCGCAAAATGAAGTGTTGGAGTATTGTCAACGTATTTGTTTTGATTTTCAGAATAGAATTTTACACGATGCTTCGTTACCTAGAATTAATGGAGAAAAAAATTGGTTGTACGGATTAGTAGATAAAAACAGCTTTCACTTTTTTAAAGTTGGACCATTATTTTCTGATGGTTTATATGGGTACCGTTGCGAGTTAACGCTAAAAAGCAAAGTAATTACCGAAGTAGACAATACAAAATGGGCTGATTTGTAAGATGAATAATAAAATAATTTTAATCGATCTCTTTTGCTTAATTATTGAGTTAATCCTTGTAATTCTCTTTATGCCTGTGTTATTCCTTTTATATAACAGAATAGATGTTGGTTTGTACTTAATGTCATTGCTTGAGGAAATTGAGTATTATGTAGATACTATTGAGCGTTATGAAGAAAAAAAAGATATAGATTAAAATTTATGTCCTATTTTAAAAACGCACCCCACAATACTTTAGTAACTCAAAACATAAAGTATAACTTAAATATTTTAAAAATGAAAAAACTATTAGTATTGTTTTTATTTGTAGGCTTAGTCTGCAACACTTACGCTTTAAATAACGTAAACTCCAATTCTGTTAACGACACAGAACAAACTGTTTTTACTGAAAACACTCAAAAAGTTACTACCGCAGTAGCAGACTTTAATTGTGACATTCAAAATGTTGCAGTATATTTGAGTATGGATAAAATTACATTTGAAGGAATAGATCATCCAACAGGTAAAGAAGTAAATAATAAATTATTTTTTTATGATGAAATTACTTCTCTTGAAGAAGGTGCTCTTGAAAACTTGAGAAATACAAATAGATCATTTGAAGAAGGCGTTAATTTTGATTTTAAAGAATTTCAACATGAAATGATGAACGCTCTTAATAATTTTACACCATCATTAGATGATTTGATTATAACTACTTTAATTAAAAAAGGGTATGAAGCTGAACTAAATGCAGGATTAGAAACATTTGCTAAATCAGATAGGTGCTTAATTGTTATAAATCATCAAACAAGACCTTATGAATATACTCTGTATGTAGATGATAAATCAATTTGTCAGTGGATATATCCAGATCCATCAATAAAAAAAGAAGGAGATAAATTTTCCGCAACATATTTAGAGTTTACAGAACTCTAACTTTATACACAGAACAAAAAAAACCACCCAAAAAGGGTGGTTTTTTTGTGTCCTATTTTAAGCTGCTTGCTCGTAGTAATTTGCATTAAAATTACAACACATGACGAGCGTAAACTTTTCAGAATTAGAGAAAAAAGCAGGTAGAAAAGCTGCACTACAACTACGTAAATCGTTAAAAAACTTAATACAACGAGGTTTTGAAACCACCAAAGGCAATAGTGCTATTTTAAAAAGTACAGTGCTTAGTAAAATGGATGGTCCAGAATTACAACGCTTGGTTATTAAAATGCCTCACTATGGTTTTAAACATCATTTTGGTTTTGATGGTGTTCGCTCTAACGGTGTAAAACTTCGCTTACATCGTCATGAAGGCTTTTTAACTAGAGCAGTTTCCGAAAACAACGTGCTTGAAAATTTAGCTACTGAGATTGGGAATATACGTGCAGATGAAGTAGCAACTAAAATCAATTTTTAATCATGGCAGATAAGAAAATTACGCGTCAGCTTTCCATTTTCATAAACGGAAAAGAAGTTAAAAATAGCTTAGGCGCTATTGGTAGAGAAATTGGTAAGGTTAAAAGGCAACTTAAAGAAGCTAATGATCCTAAAGATATTCAGAAGTATAAAAAAGAACTATCTGAATTAAGAGATCGTTACTCTGATGTTAAAGATGAAATTCAAGACTCTAACGATGTTTTAGAAGTTGCCCGAGGTCATTGGGATAATTTACTGTCAGGTTTTTTAAGTGGAGATTTAAAACAAGCGCAAGAAGGGGTTTTAGGTTTAACCAATAATTTAAAAGGAACTGTAAAAGCTGCTTGGGCTTTTTTTACCACGCCTTTAGGTGCTACACTTGCTACATTGGCAGGTATTGCTGCAATTACTAAAATGTGGGTTGGTTATAATATAGAGTTGTACAAAACCACAGAGTTAACCAGAACCTTAACTGGTTTGTCTGGTGAAGCTTTAGAGGAGTTAAGAGATAAGGTTTCTGGTGCTGCCAAAACTTTTGATTTAGAATACAACGAAGTGTTAAAAGCTTCTAATGCTTATGCTAAACAAATGAAAATATCGCACACAGAGGCGATTGATTTAATTACCCAAGGTTTAGCAAGAGGAGCTAATATAAATGGTGATTTCTTAGATAAGTTAAAACAATACCCAGTACAATTTAAAAACGCAGGGTTTTCTGCTCAAGATTTTATTGATATAGCTACTCAAGAAGTAAAAGGAGGGGTTTATAGTGATAAGTTGGTAGATACTTTAAAAGAAGCCGATTTAGCTCTGAAAGACATGACAAAAACGCAAACAGATGCGTTAGAAAATGCCTTTGGTAAAAAGTTTACAGAAGAATTAGCTAAAGGAATAAAGGCAGGAGAAATTACTACTAAAGAAGCGATTTTCAGAATTATAAATGAGGCAGATACTTTAGGTTTAAATCTTCAGCAAAAACAACAAATAATTTCTGATGTTTTTAAGGGGGCAGGCGAAGACGTAGGGGGCTTTAGTGAAATTATTCTTCAATTAAACGAGTCTTTTAAAGAGCAGAATAAACAGTTAACCGAAAATGAAGCAGCTACATTAAGATTGGCAGAAGCAAACCAATCGGTTAATAGTGCTATGGCAGATTTATTTGATGCTAGTCAAAGTGGTTTTCCTTCAATGTTAAAGCATATACAAGCAGTAGGAAAAGAAACATTTGCTAATCTTTTACGCGGTTTAAAACTAGCTACAACATCGTTAAGACAAATGATTTCTGTAGCAAAAGAAGAAGGTGCAACCGCTGCAGCAAATGATGTAGTTGAAGATATGAAAAGGTTTGATTCATCGAGAGAAGATGCAATTAAATACAGATTAGAAAGCACTCAAAAAAATATCGATAGAGTAAAGAAGCAATTAGAGGATTTAAGTTTTACAGGAAAATTACTAGGAACAGATAAAACATTACAATCTCAATTATCAAAATACATCGCTTATAAAGATGAGTTGTTAAGTATAGCTTCAGATACATCTACAAGGTTTAAAGATATAGAAGCTACTTATATTAATCCTGATGATCCTGTAGATGACAATAATACTTCTGGTGGCAATTCAGACGAAAAGGATGATGAAGAAAAACTAACAAAAGAAGACAAACGAATACTAGAATCAAAAAAGAAACTAGCTGAGTTTTTAAAAGAATTTGAAGAAGAGCAAAAAATTCAAAAGGAACTTGAAAAACTAGAAGAAGATGAACGAGCACAAGAAGAAGAACTTTTAAGACTTGAACAGAAGTTCCTAAAAATGGAAGAAGAAGCAGGTTTAACTGCTGAAAAAGAAGCTGAACTAAGTGAGAAGGATAAGGAATTAAAAAAACAATTAGAGGCTGCAAAACTTATAGAAGTTGATAAGATAAAGAAAAAGTATGAAGATAAAAGATATGCCGATAAGCAAAAGGATCTAGCAAAACACGCAAAACTGAATGCGAAGTATCATAAAAAAATGATAGATGCAGAAAATCAGTTAGAAAACGCAAGAAAAGCAGCTTTAGATTTTGGTATATCAAATTTGAAAGATGCGTTTGATAAAAAAACAGGTATTTACAAAGCTCTTTTTGTTTTAGAAAAAGCGTTGGCAGTTAAAGATGTAATTAATAACTCAGCAAAATCTATTGCGCAAATTACTGCTAATACTGGTATAGCCAATGCAAAAGCAATTGCTGCTTCACCATTAACAGGTGGTTTGCCTTGGACAGCTATTAACACGGCAATTGCAACAAAACAAATAGCTGCTACCAAGTTAATGGCGGGTATACAAATAGCTAGTATTGCTGCATCTACAGTAAAAGGATTTAAAAAAGGAGGTTATACAGGAAACAAAGCTTTATATCATGACGGGCAAGATGGTGTTGTTGGTCCTGCACATGTAGGGGAGTGGTATGCACCAAAATGGATGAATGAAAGTCCGAAGTATGCACCAATGATTCAATGGTTAGAAAAAGAACGAAAGTCGAAAACAAATAAAGGCTTTTTTAATGGTGGGCATACAGCACCAGAAGAAGTACCAGAGTACAACGATGTGCCAACGGTAAACAACAGTAGTGATACTACAAATTCATTGTTGTTAGTACAAGTAACTCGTTTAAATAACCTGTTAGAAAATGGTATTGAGGCATCTGCATTTATAGGAGACGATAAAATTCAAGAATTTGAAGACAGACAAAAGAAATTAACTAATTCGCGTGAAAACGCTAAAGTTCAATAACACATGGCAATTACACCAAGCAGCATAAGTTTTAATTACAAGCAAGGCGAAGCGTTACCGCCTACAAGGGTTGTTTACTACAATCATCAATATAATAACACTGTTTTTGAAGATGTACCAAATTGGTTAAGTGTTTTTAATAATCAGAACACTTCTGCCGATGTACTTCTTAGCACACCTGCTCAAAGTTTAGCTCCTGGTAATTATTCCACAGTTGTAACGGTTAAAGGTCAACAATTAGAGGAGGTAGATGGGGTTCTAGTTTTAGATCCTAATGCTCCAACATATACCGTAGGTACTTTTACAGTATCGCTAGTAGTACAAGAAACAATTGTGTTAAGTGTATCGCCTGAGCAATTGTCGTACAATTATCAATTAGGAGGAAACGCACCTGCAGATCAGACTGTAAGTATAACCTGTGAAAATAATTGGACAGTTACTGAAAATAGCAATTGGCTATCGGTATCAGCAACCTCAGGTTCTAACAACGGTTCTTTTCAAGTAACGGTTGTGCCTTCAGGTTTGCCAATTGGTACTCATACTACCGATATAACTGTTGATGATGGTGTTACAACCGTAGTAATACCAGTTACTTTAATAGTATCTGAGCCTGATACAGGGAGCGATTATTTATATGTTACTCCAGTAGTTTTAAATTTTGGTTATACAATATCGGGTGTAATTCCACCATTAAAAAGAGTTGAGTTAAACTCTTCTGGAGACTGGACAGCAACTACCAACAAAACATGGATAAGTTTATCGGCTGCTTCAGGAGTTGCAGGAACAGGATATTTAGATGTCGGACTTCAAAACTTAGCAGGCTTAACAGTTGGGAATCATTTTGCAACGGTAACCATTGTTAATGCTAGTATTGTTAAAACAGTTAATGTTACACTTTCTGTTTACGAGTATGTAGAGGAATTGCTCGACGAAAACACCTTGTATTATACTGATGAGAATAACCTGATAACAGTTTCGTCAGGTCGTACAGATACTCACTTACAAATACAAGTAGCTACTGTTTACGAAGGTGTGCCTTACGATATTTTATACAACAATCCGTTTTTTAAAGGTAAAGCAGAAAAAAGGATAGGAGCCGAAGCAAAAAAGATTATTGGAGAACGTCCTTTTATCGGATTAAGTGCTGCTGCAATTTTTAACCCTTACAAACCTGCTTTATTAAACTTTACAGTAAATGAAGTAGAAATGTTTACCTCGCAAATTGCGCAATCGGTAAACCTTCAAAATATTTCCTTTACCAAAGGAGTAACTCCTGTTAATGGTTGGATGAGTGATTTACCGAATACTATTTTTTGTACAAAAAATGGTCGTGTACATTTTAGTTTTGTTGGAAAACCATTTGTTCCCATTGATGAATTAAAAGTAACAGGAGCAACTACTAAAACCTATGCTTTTTCAAATGAAATAGAAAAATATTACACCGCTGTGTTACCTCTTAACGATTTGAATTTAGAAGTGGGTGATGAAATAACAGTTGAAGCAGGTGATGCAAGTATTAATGTAGTTATTAAACCAGAAGACAAAGAGCAATCATTTATTTTTTGGGAAAATCAATGGGGATTTTGGGATGTTGTTGAGTTTACAGGTGAGTTTATATCTACTGCCGATTTTAATGAAACTTCTTTTGAATATCGAAAAGACTTCAAAACCTCAGAAACTAAAGTATTAGAAGTAAAAGACAAGGTTTCTTACAAAATTTCCACAGGTTGGGTGTATTCTAATGAAGAAGTAGCAACTTTAAGAAAAATGTTAAATGCAACCAATATGTATTTATACAAGGGTAATACTTTGGTAAAAGTGAAATCTACCAACAAAAAATTAGAATTAGAGAAAACCAACGAGTTTTTAAAATCATTTAGTTTAACATTTGAAAACGTAGTGTCATGATAGTTTTTTACGGTGATAATTTTGAGTTAAACCTAACAGATACAAAAATTACGTTAAACGAAGAAAACCCTTTGTTTTACAATTATTTTGTAAAGAATTACTCATGGCCATTTTCAAAAAAAGTTGATGATGAAACATCTAAGAAGTTAGGCTTTTTAGATTTAGAAAATAGCGCCAATTACAAAACAAAAATTTACGGAAAACTGTTGCTAGATAATAGCTTTGATGTTGCTTACTTAATCTTAACCGATTATCATAACGGTATTTTACAAGGTGCTATTTATTACGGTGAAGTAGCAATTGAGTTGTTAGATAAACCTTTAAAGGATCTTTCATTTCCTGTTGTTAAAACAACTACACTAATTGCGCATGCTAAAGAAGTGATTGCTAAAAGTTATCCGGAGGTTAATTATAATTTCCCGATGGTAATTGATGATAATTTCTCGTCAAACTCAAAGTATGAAAAGTTTGAAGGCATCATAAACAACTATGTCAACGATAATTTTGTAACGAACTCTAACCAAACAGTTGAGGGGGAAATTGTCGCATTTAATAAAAATGTGATGACTCCTTTTCCTTATTTAATGGGAATTTTAAAAGCAGGATTTGACAGTGTAAATATGGTAATGCAAGGAAGTTTTGTAAGTGATAAGGTAAACGAAAAAATACTTTTATTTACCGATAAGCATTTAGAAAAATTTTACTCTGGTCTTCCTGATGGTTTTCAATTTACAACAACAGGTGAGGTATGGGAAAATGGTGTAGTAACAGCAGATTTTGTAAAGTATTATGCAATATCTCAACAGGGATCGTACAAAGTTCAATTGTACTTAAATATTCCTCCAGAACTAAAAGTTATTGAATACACGGTTAAGCATAACACGAATGTAGTTTTTGCCTCGAAATCCAATACAATTAATGAAGCAATAATTATAAATGTAAAAAGTGATGAAGATCTAGGGAACTTCATATTTACCTTAAAACTTAGAAAGTTTACGAGTAATCCTTCTGATGGAATTGGTAACATTGAAAATTATAACAATGTAGATTTCTCTTTTTCTGATGGACAACTAAATATTTTTCCAACTAGCTTTTCTTTGTCTGAAGTAATGCCAGATATGACTTTCGGAAAGTTTTTAAACAAAATTAAGAACTGGTTAAATCTTGAAATCACTTTCGATAATAATTTAGTAAGCTTAAATTACATTGAAGACAAATTCCTAGACGTAGAATTTAAAGATGAAAGGCATTTAGAAATTCCAAAGCCTTACAGAACTTTCAATCAAAATAAGTTGTACAAACTTGTAACTTCTAATACCAATTTAACAATTGGAAATAGTGGAGTTGTAACGACTACCGAAGGTTTTAGAGAAGAAGATATTACAACGATTGATATGGGCTTAGAAGTTATGCCTGTGCAAGCTAAAGATGCAGTTTTTACTGCCTATAAAAACGAAGATACCAACGATTTTAAATTGTTTTTGTATGATGGCTTACAAAGTGGATTACCTGTTGCTGTTGAGAGTGTTGCAGACAGAAACTATTCGTTAAATGAAGTGTATAACCGTTATTGGAAAAATTGGTTGTTTTTCAGGTTGAATTCTGAAACTTATAAAGACAAGTTTAAAGTTCATTTTTTAGAGCAATTCAATAAATCAATGGGGAGAATGAAGTACAATAAAAAACATTTGTATAAAAAAATAAAAAAACGCAGGGTTGATGAAAACGAATGGGAATATGAAATTGAAAGCGAAACGCTGCCTTAAATTATACCGTCTAGGTTACTCATTTCTTCGTTCATAATTGCATCTACAATATGAACGTAAATCATCGTTTCTCGAATATTTGAGTGACCTAGTATTTTTTGTAAATTTTCAACTCTACCTCCTTTAATTAAATAATTGGTAGCAAAGCTATGGCGTGATACGTGAAAGGTTAAGTGTTTGTTTATTTTTGTAACTTTAGCTATGAATTTCAGTTCTCTGTTAATATGCTCAACCGTATATTTACCTTTAAAAATAACTCCTTCAGTTATAAATTTTTTGGCAGTTTCATTTAGTTTTACTTTTTGAAATTTTCCTGTTTTTTCGCTTTTAAAAGCAATAAAATCTCCAATAAAATTGTCTTCTGTTAGGTTTAAAACGTCTGAAATTCTTAGTCCAGTAAAACAAGCAAACAAAAATCGATCAAGTATGTTCTTATGACTTTCCGAAATAAATTTTGATTGGTAATACTCGTATATTTCTTTTATTTCTGTTTCATTTAAAAATGTTCTGTCACCTTTAAAGCTTTTTATTGAAATGTCATCAAATGATAATTTTGTTTTAATACCCTTTTTATTTGCTATATGAAGGTATTTTTTAAAGTTCTTTAGTGTTGTCTGGATGGTCGTTTCTTTATTTTTTAGTGTCTTTTTGCAGTGTAGTATTAGTTCATTTAGTAGATCTTCGTCAATTTCATGAAATAAAATAGTTGCTTTCCATTTCTTAATTTTTGTTAGAGTAGAGTATTGCTGTCTGTAAGTACCTTCTTTTAATAAGTCTTTTTGTTTTTCTAATTGTTGTTCCCAAAATTTTATAAAATCAATTTTCGCTGTCGGGTTTGTAAGTTCTTCAATCAGCTTTTCAAATGTTAAATACATGCCTGCCAATCTGTAGCTAACAGCTATATTATTTATATCGGCTACTTTCTTACCTATAATTAGGTTGTAGTCTTTAACTAATTGAGATTTTCCTTTTACACGTTGTTTTTTTACATCGAACATTTTTGGTTCTACATAAATGTTCAGCGGTAGTTTTTTTCGCTTACCATCTAAAAAAATCTGAATATATAAAGCAGCAGTACCATCCACTCTTATGTAGTCTCTTTTTTGTATGATTTTATGTGTTAACGTCCCACTCATTTTTATTGGGTAGGTAATTGGGTAGTTTTGTTGTGATAATGATAACTGCAT